GTTTCCCAGTCACGATCCAAGAGGATTTACAGACACAAGAATTAATGTCGTTACAGAACGGCGGTGGTACGGCTAGGTTAATCGGATCACTGGTAGACGTAGATGCGCCCCTAGCTCTTATGACAGGCGGGTCATTCTCGGCTGCTAAGGCCAGTCACGTAGGTTTACGTGCAGCACAGCTTGCAGGAGCAGGCGCTAAGACACAGAGACGTGCTGCCAGCCTTACACAGGGTATATCAGGTGGTGCTCAAGCGGGCGCTATCGTCGGCGGCGCGGATGCGTACTTCCGAGAGACAACCGACGCACTGGACGTTGTGTATTCTACATTAGGTGGCGCTGTGTTGGGTGGTACTTTCAGTACACTCACTAACGGAACCATCTTAGACAAATCAGTTATGAAGAGTAAGATCGACACCTTAGATGACTTTGAGGCTAGAGTAGCTTCAAATGATCCGTCACTTACCGCTGACAACGCTGTAGAAGATATGTATGTAGCAGGTACAACCATAACAAATAGCTCTGTGGGGGCGTCTGAGGCGTCTACAAGCATTATTGATAAATTGACAGATAAGTTGATTAACGATCCGCTTGGTAGAACATCTAGTACATCCCGCGATATTATCGACAAAGCTCATAAGAGTAACCATGACGAGGGCTTCTATGACAGACGTAAAGCAGATGATGGAACCTTCTGGGAAAAAGTAGGTAACTCTTCTTGGAACGTAGCTACGGGTACGTCCTTTGCGGCCAAAATGTATCGCTCAGATAGCGCAGTTATGAATTGGCTAGGCAGGAAGGTCTTTGAAAGCCCTAATGGGTATAATCGGGGATCGGCTACGTCAGCAGTTCTAATGGAAAACTACCACAAGCGTATTCAAACACAATTCGACGGATACAATGTGGCTTTACAGTCATGGGCTAAGTCGTCTGGCAATACTTTCTTAGGTACAGGATACGGCTCTACTCAGAAAGGTAGAGCCGATTTTAACCGGGAGGTAATGCTTGAGCGTAACGCTAGACGTACTGGCGAGCATTATACCACAGACCGTGATGTACTGCTTGCTGCGGACGCTATAGATAACGCAGCGTTAGAGGCACACAGGATCGCTAAGGGCAGAGATGACGAGTTCTCAGTAGATGGTTTTGAAAACATACCAGAGAATCCTCACTATACTCCTTACAACTGGTCTGGAGCTAAGATCGCAGACATCATACGTACTAGCGGTGACGCTAAGGCTACACGAGATGCTATTACAGAAGGTCTGGCAGAAGCCTACCGTAAAGCTGGAATGGCAGAAGGCAAGGATGCCCTTGCTGTAGCTAACGCGGTTATCCGTAGAGCACAGCTTAAAGAAGCAGAGATTGATACCAGCGTGTTATCCCTATTGCAGAAGGACGGACAAGAGTTTCTTCGTGATGCACTAGAGGACAGCGGTATATCTAAGCGAGAAGTCGAAGGTATCATGCGTAGACTTGTTGGCGACAACGCAGAGCGGTCTAAAGAAGGCTTTGCTAAATCTCGTAATGAGGTTGATATGGCTGGCGGGATTACACTGCCTGACGGTACGGAGTTACAGGTTGTCGATCTAATGAGCAACGACTTGTTTGGTGACTGGCAGAGATATACCCGGAGAGTATCTGGGGCTTCTGCATTAGCCAGACATGGTATTACCAACAGAGCACAGCGTAAAGAGATTATCTCAGCTATACACGCAGAGCAGCGGTCTGTAGGTGAGGAAATAACACCCTCTGAGGAATTAGAGGCTATGTTTACCAACTTCGATGGCGGCGCTATCAAAGGATGGTCTAAGTCTATGGGTGGTGAGCCTACGGAGCCGGGAAGACTGGTAGCCACGTCTAAGAGACTGGTACAGCTTGCTTGGCTTAATAAGCTAGGACTTACACAGCTTGGCGAGACAGGTGCTATGATGGCCCAGAACGGTTTGAGTAATTGGGCCAGACGCGGGCCTATGTCTTGGCTTAATAAGGAGATACGTGCGGGTAACAAAGAGTTACTTGACGATCTAGCTGTCTATACAGGATCAATCGGAAAAGATCACGACTATTTCGGTCAACATCTTAATCTTGATGAAGTGAGTGTATTAGACAATGCAGACTTCCAAGGTAAGGCACAAAAGCATATATCAGATGCAGTGTACGTACAGGGCTTTACTTCTATGTTCAACCAAGTAAGGGCAGAACAACAGAAGATCGCGGCCCTAGGCGTAACTGATAAGATTATGCGAGGACTACGTAAACAGCTTATATCTGGTGAAACAGATGGTAGGTTTGAAGCAAGGCTCTTTGGAGACTTTGGTATAGATAACGTAGCAGCTAACCGAATACAGGATTTAATCGACAGAGGTGTTATCGAATTTGATGATACTACTAAGTCGAGTTTTGTCAACAAACTGAATATGGATCAGTGGGAACCAGACCTAGCAGAGGAATTTGCTGCGGCGGTTACACGGAACATTAATCAGGTTGTACAGAAGTCTATGTCTGGAGAACAAGATGCATGGATGCATACAGGATGGGGATCAATAATGACCCACCTTAAAACATTCCCAATGCAGGCTACTCAGAAACAGATGGTTAGACACTTCCGTCATAACGATCCAGAGGCGTATGCAGCCGTAGGTATGACACTAGCTACCGCAATGGTAGCCTCTATGGTACGTGAAGGTATATCCCTCAATGATAGAGAAATGTCTATAGAGGATCACGCGAAACGAGCCTTCTCATACAGTAACATGACTGGCTTTATTCCTATGACATATGATCCTATGATGACTATACTTGGTTTAGAAGACAAACGCTTTAATCAGTTTGGTAGACACACGGAGATTACTCCACCTGTTCTTACCTTTGCTAATGACGCTATAAGATTGCCCGGAGCTTTGGGCGCGGTAGCTACCGGGACAGCTAATGGTGATGACCATGCAGCCCTGCGTACACTACCTTATTCAAATGCCTATCTCTGGGGAGACATGGTAAATCAAATGGGCCGGGAGTAATCTCGGCCCCTTAACAGGAGACCTTAATGGGACTTTCAATTAATACTTTTACCTTTACAGGTAATGAAACATTCCCGCTTAACTTTGCGGGCGGTATTGGTAAACGCCAGTACATAGATGTACAGGTTAACGACGAAGAAGTCGGTGGTCTACCTGTATATAGAGATTTTGTCTGGGTAGACGATGACAACATTACAGTATCAGGATTGAATACAGACGATGTTGTCTCCATTACTAGGACAGTACCCAAAGAAGACTTAGAGGTACAATTCTCTGGGCCAGATGATGATGTAACTTACGCCAATTTGGACGACCAGTCTCGACAGGCTTTGTTTATTTATCACGAGATATTAGACGGACGTACAGACATTGATGGTGTGCTTGCTCGTATCGCAGACGACTTAGAAGTTGGCGCAGGTATCCAAGTAACAACTATTTCGGACTTGCGTTTATATGTCGGACCGATTGATAGCTTTATCATTGATGGTTACGTATTCAGCACTGACGGTACTACAGGTCACACTTCTGCGGAAGATGATGGCGGCGTAAATATTGTCACAAGTAGCGGAGTACTCTATACAAGACAGTATGAAGGAAATATCCTAGCAGAGTGGTTCGGAGTTGCTACAGCAAACACACCAGCGGATAACAAAACTGCTGGACAAGCTGCACTAGACTATGCAGCCACAGTTGCAGGAACCGTCGAATATCCGGCTGGTACAGTAGTATCGGGTAAACTGGTTATTGCTAGCGGCGTAACTCTATGCGGAGTAAGTAGAGAAGCATCAGTGCTTCAATCTGATCCTGCATTAGGTACATCTTCTCGGTTTATTAACAACACTAATCAAAGCACATACACTGATACAGACATTACCGTTAGGGATATTACTATTGACTTTAATGGAAACGGTAATGAAGACCTAATTAATCAGACACGCTTTGCAGCCTTCGTAAGCCTATCTCGTATTACAAGACTAACCTTAAAAGACGTTACTTTTCGTAATGGCGGTTATATTGGTCTTAGTACATTAGGATCGCGCCAGTTAACCGCTACAGGGGTCTGGTGTCACGATCTTGGGTATGCAGGAAGTACGACAGCTAATGGTGGGTCGGGGTGGTATGCTACTTCTCCAGATGGTACTACAGCAGCACAGCCTGCGGACGTAAATATTACACAGTGTCGTTTCTATGATAATAATTGGCACGGTATCCACATAGGCGGTGACAGAGTTTACGTAGATAATAACTACTTCTTTAATAATACGGAAACACACCTGTTTGCATCAGATGATAATGCAGGGGACGCTTATTATTGTAGAGTAGGAAGTATATCCAATAATCACTTTGAAGACGTGACACTTAAAGACATAAGTGCGCATGCTCTTGATCTTGAGGTATCAGATTTTGTTATTGCGAATAATTATATCTCCGGGGCAGACCGGGGAGGTATTGCGATACAGAACTCTTACAATACCAAGGTAGTCAATAACACAATCAAGAACATCTCTAAGGATGGTGGCGGTGGTGCTATTGACATTGTAACTACATCAGCAGGAGTAGATCACAAAACAGATCGTATCCTTGTGACAGGTAACATTGTGTTTGACGATCAAGACACACCTACAACACGTCTAGCAGTATCCATTACGGGAACCGGGCCAGAGGCTTCTAGGTTACGTATTGTAGACAATGACTTTTCGTTTGACGGGTTTACTACCGGGACAGCATTATCTGTGACTGATCCAGAATGGAACCCGACTAACAGTGTGTACCGTAATAACGGTGATGCATCAGACGCACCTTTCTACGCAGAAGTAACTGTACCCACAAGTACAGGTGCTTTCTCATGGTCAGACTGTCCTTTCCCTCCTAGTCGTATTGAAGTTACAGCTATTGGGGACATTACAGAAGACGGTAGCTCAACCGCTGAAATTAACTGTAGAGACAATACACATGTGTATAACTTTACAGGCAACGGTATAAGCAGAAGCGCAGATAACACGTTATGGCGACTTGTCACTAGCGGCGGGACTAATAAGTCTATCGCTACGTTGAGTTCCGTTACGTCTTCTGGTTTCACAGCGTTTCATACATATACTTCTGGTACAGTTAAACTACAAATAAAGGCGTATGCATAATGGAACCCCTAGATACAAATGCCGTTTACCTCCTGTTAGGGGAGGTAAAGGCCGACCTTAAAAATATACTTGGTAAGATGACCGATCAGCACGACAGACTGGATAACCATTCAGAGCGTATCGTTGCACTTGAGAAGGCTAGTCATAAGCGTTCCGTCCTATGGGGCGCTATGATGACTGTCTTACCGTTTATCTTTACAGGCCTCGGCTGGTACATTACACGATAAGGAGACAACATGCCTAAAAATACAGCTACCGAACAAGACCTCGGAGGACTACATTCCAAATTGGCAGGCATCCTCTCTAAGGTTTTAACAGGTTACGAAAAGAAGCTCGATCTGGCTACAGCAGTCTTAGATGCTGCTGATCCAGAGGACGAGCTAGTAGACGTACTGCTACAACAGAATATTGAGCCTAGTCCTGCTATGCTCTCTGCTGTGGCTAAATTCTTGAAGGACAATGAGATAACAGTATCCCGTGAAGAGCTTGATGCTCTGTCCGCACAAGAAGAGCGCCTTAAGAACCGTAAGGCTAATAGGCCTAATCTTAAGTCCATTACGAACCTAGAGATAGTGCAGAATGGATAGCTCTCATTTAGCCTACACGGTAACAGAACGATGGGAACAACTACGTGCTCTACAAGAAGAGTACGTCGATTTTAACACGTTCCTATATGATGTTATAAACGGGCTAATGGGCTTCGACTGTACAGCTAACCAACTAGACATGGGCGAGTTCTTACAGAACGGCCCATTATTCAGAATGATCCAAGCGCAGCGCGGGCAGGCAAAGACTACGGTTACTGCTGCTTACGCTGTGTGGCGTCTTATCCATAACCCCTCATGTAGAATACTTATTATATCTGCGGGCGATAAGATGGCTAAGGAGATTAGTAACTGGATTATCCAGATCATTTCCGGTATGGATGAACTTGCCTGTATGCGTCCAGATCGAAACAGGGGCGACAGAGCGTCTGTTCCGATCGTGACTGGGAAAC